CACTACTTAGTGGATTAGGTCCAACGCCACCAGGTGATGCGGTACTGGCAGGATTAGCATTACTGAATACATCTTCACTATATGTCTGATTACCTAATCCAGCACCACCAGTTAAACCACTACCGTTTGTTCTTGTATTCCAAGTATTGCCTAGACCGTCAGGACGACCAAGAGCTGATTCTTTACCAGACTTGTCGATACCACGTTTCTTTAGTTTTTCTTTGTCGTTGTCTTGGTTGAACTTGCTTTCTTTTGGCTCACCGAACTTTTGGATTTTTGGCTGGGTTTCTTCGGAGTAGGCTCCTGCGTTTTGGCCGAAGGTGTACGTTTTGCTCGGGATTTTTCTAGGACCGGTGTTGCCTTTAACTTGGTCTTGTCCAGAGGGAACGATGGATCCTGAGTTGTCAGGGGTAATGTCGTCTGGTCCTTTGGCTCTTGGACTTCCGTAGTTTTTTGTGGTTTTAAGAAACCGATTATTCGTTTTAACATTATTATCTTCCTCAAGTTTATATTTACGATTCAACCAGTCCTCAGACGTTTCGTTAAATCCTTTGGTATCAAGAAAAACCTTAGTGCTTTCATACACATCAGTAATATCATCCTCTTTACTGGATATATCACCCGTATTGTCAAAAGCAATAAAATTCTCAAATGATTCTGTAAAATATTTAGTATTTCGCTGTGATTTTGCCCATTTATCTTGTCTTATTGACTCCGACATCATTCTGGACAAGAGAGAGTTTCTTTGTTTACTAACTTCATCGGAAGTGTCAACAAACACCATCATCGTTGAATAACCCAGTTCTTCTAGTTCTTCTTTGATGTGGGCAATTCTATCTTTGTCATCTGCTGGACCGTTGATAATCAAAGGACCACGATTACGGATGGCTTCTCTACGGAAATCATTAGTTTTTTCAGATAACTTTTGTTTGTCACCCAAGTAATCTTGTGCTTGGATGAAGTTTAATTCTATAATTTTAGATTCGGCAATGGCTTCACGGATAACAATATCTTTTCCGGAACCTGGACCACCAGTAACAAAAATAGCATGAAACATTCCACGACCAGTATCTTCATGTAATCCCATACCCTTTCTTACATCATGGTAGAGTTCTTTGGCATGGTGATCTGCCATGTGAGATGAAACACCTTTTTTGAACTCATGGAAGTGTCCATGCTTAGCGTGTTCTCTCATCTTACTACCAGACATACCAGTTGCACCTTCAGCATCAGGATCACGTTCACCTGAAGAATGAACTGTAATCTTTTTGAAGTGATATGGAACATGACCGTGTTTATCGGCCTTACCATTATAGTGATTCAACTTCTCTTTGTATTCTTTGACACGGTCTGAACCTGCCACAACATGAAGATGTGTTACACCTTGTTTGTGTAATCTTTCAGCATGATGAAAAATGGTTGGATGTTCTTTTGATGACCCTTCGATGTGGGCACCAGGAAAAGCACGTTTAGCGTGTTTAATCTTATCTTTTTGACTTAATGGATCTTTCTTGGCACTTTGTGAGTGTGAAAGTACCACATGGTGAGAAGCATTATGTTTGGCCGCTACTTCTTTAACTTTGTTGACGACTTTTTCATGTCCACTTGTAGGAGGATTCATCCGACCAAAAGCCAAGACAGCATGCTTGCCTTGTTCTTTTTCTTCTACTAATTCGAGAAACGATTTCATTTACGCACTTTTAATAAATTTTGTTTAGCAAACTCAGCACGATTGACCAATTTTGTTGGTTGGTTATCATGATGAACTACAAAACCTTCAGGTTTAGACTTTTTACCGTTAATGTGATGCTGGTAATGTCCTTCATGTGTTTCTAACGATTTAACCAAGGCATTTTTAGCCTGGTGTAAATGGTGATGCATTGAAAATAAGTTACCATAATGTTCTTTGTGTTTTTCAACATGAGCAATTTGGTGTTTACCTTCGTTACGTTTTTCTTCTTTACTCTTGTCAGTTTTAACTTTGGATGCCATTTTTTCATGTTCACCATGTAGGTGTTCTTTGAAACCTTTAACACTTGGCACTTCATCGTGTCGTACTGTCTTGTTTATGTAGGTAGACAGGTGGCCAGTTTCTCCACTATGTTTGTGGTGAACGGCATTGTACATCTTATGACCATGTGTGTCATGGATGTCTTTGGCTGCATTCATGTGTTTATGAAACTCTTTTTCACGTTCAGCTGTATGTTTTACTTTGCTAGTATCGTGTTCAGCACCATGAATATGGACATCTGGATGTTCTTTGAATTTGCTGGTGTCCACGTGTGGAGAAGCATGTTTCATATCATGACTGTATTCATGATGAACCACAACACCAACTTTAGATTTCTTAATCTTTTCTGCTTCTTTACCTTTGGCTGTGTAGGTAATTGTATTTGGAGTGAAGGAAACGTCTCCCTTTGCTTCAACAATGTAACTCTCATGTAGAGTCTTAGTATCAGCATGGTGCATCAGGTCACCTTGGAATACACCATGTTTTGGTGTAACTTTAGGTAGATGTTTGAGAGCGTGTTTGAGTGTGTGTGCTAAACCTGGAGCATGACCGTGATTCTTTTCAATATCTGCTTCAGTATGATTGATTTTTGGATTCTTGTTGAAGGCAGACTTGGTTGCCACAAAGAACTTGCCATTCTTAGGATGATGTCCGAAAACGATAGATGGTGAACCATCATATTTCATTGTCAGATTGGTGTTTTTATGTCCACCAGTCATATGGGCATGTGCTTTCATCAAAGCAGCATGAGCATGTTCGAACCCTGCATGGCCATGCATCAATGGTCTATCTTCAGCATGATGAATATGTTTGAGTTCGGAACTCTTTTCGACTTCTTCCGTTAGGAATGATTTAAATGACAGCATTGAATTTTCCTTCTGATATGCAACACACTTTGGTTGCCGATTAACTTATTTATACAACTTTTAAATTAATGTACCTAAACCGTAGAAAGATTGGCTTAGATACATAGTGTCAAAAATGTTGGATTTAAAACTTGGTATTTTCGAAGTCCAACCAATAAGTACTCATTCTACCTTTACCTTGAAGGAGATGAAACGGTAAAGTATGAATTAGACCTCGACTAGAATTATAGTATATCAGGTCCTTAGGTCCTTTGTCAAGAGAAAACGCAAAATGTGTTGTCCCTGTGTCACCACCAATGAATATCTCAGCATCCATAATGTGGTAAATATTTGACATAAAATCGTTACTACTGAACCATCCTTCTTTGAAGATAATGTCCTTAGAGCAGATTATCTTAGTATAGTCTTTATATTCTTCCGTACTGTACTTTTTGACTAGATGGTCCAATAAGTTACTTGGCCAATTCCTATAGGTGTTGTATGGAGCATCAAACAAAGGAAAAATGACAATCTTTTTCTGCATCTCATTGTCATTTGGTATTGAAACTAGATCACCGGAGATGTCACGGAAGTCCCAAACATTAACTCTTTCCCATTGTAGACTGTCCTGACTTTGATGTTCAGAAAACCAATTTGTTTGTTTTAATAAAAATTGGTAGAATTTCTGACAGTATTCATCGGAACTGATAGCATCCGGCATCAGGTGAAATCGAATATAAGGTTGATTGTTTACTTTTCTTAGGTGTTCTAGTACATTACCAACACCAATAAGGTCCCCATTTCTTAATGGTCCACCAAAACAACCTTTATGAATGTTTAAAATGGTCAAGTTTTTTCTCCAAATCTTTTGCATGAACCAATTCAGCTAAACCATTTTGATAGAAATGTTTCTCAAATACTTGTTGAATATTTCTACCACCATCCCAATTTACATCATCGCCAACTCTAAATTCAGGTTTCCAATCTTCTGCTTTCCAAACACAATATAATTGAATATCACATAAGTCAGCCAACATACCAATGCCTGTAAAATTAGTGATAAATGGTTTTTTCAGATTCAATAGAATATAAGCATTTTCTAACATTGGTCTATTATAATCAATGAAGTTGAATTTTTCAAGATGTGATAGTATGTGTGTCTCTCTGCGATCATCAATCTCACCGACAGACCAACGGTCACCAACATAGAATTCATCCTTAACTTCAATATCATAAATTGGAGTTTGTACAATAAAATCATCATCAACATCAAATTCTAATCCGTATTTGTCTTTCAACCAATTCTCATAACGGCAAGTTTCAATTGGTCGATATGGATCACCTTTATCTTCACGAATAGGCCATGAACTTAATTGAATCATATCACCATAAGGAATGATATCGTCATCAAATTCAACATCAGTAAACAAATCTTGGTACATTAGAAACTCTTTAATGCCATTAAATTTCTTCATTGCACCTTTAATTATTAAAGAGTATTTACCGTAAGATTTACTGACGCCCGATAGTACAGGCACAGCATTTAAAAAGTCACCAAGGTTGGCAGTTCCAGTTACATAAATTTTCATTCACTAAATTCCTTAAAGGCAACAAACCAGTCTGTAGGAGATACTGGATGTAATTCAAACGAGTCTTTTGCAAACAAATAAGACATCAATAATAAAGTTTGGTCATCATCAATTAGATTATTCTTTACCAATTCATTTGTACTGTGAGCAACCAATCTTTGTAATAGAGGCCATTTATCAATTCCGGCAACAATACAAGGACCAGTAATGTGTACATCATTGTTGGTAATAACATCTTCAATAATGGTTTCTTCTTTCCAATCCTTGACATTAAAGAAGTGTATTTTCTCTTTATCAAAAGGATAGTTCCAAGAAGTTACACCATTTAATGTAGATGCATCTCGACAATAACCAAAGTCCAACCAAGCAACTAATTCAGTTTGTACCAATGATTTTCTAATTGCTTCAACGACAAAACTGGACTTCATTGCATTTACTACGACATAATCAGCATTCCAATATTCTGGATTGTGTACTTGCATGGGATTTATTTTAGCCTGAAAGGCAGGATCTTTTTGTATTTTAGAAACAATTTCTTTGAATGGTTTGAATGACTCTTTAAAGTCCAATGTAATGATATCAGTAGGTCGTCCATCTCTCAACTTGGTAATTTTTTCAACCATATCTTCAGATGTGAAAATAACCATTGGATTGTCCAACTTGGCCATATAACCAAATCGTTCAAGGTAAGTATCTGTTGATCTTTGTAGATAATGTGGTAATCCTTTATCTGGACTCCAATCACCACGACCAATATCAAAAAATGCTGTTACAATAGTAATCATTCCCAATAATACCTTTTATAATTATTAACAATTTCAATGTGTAATGGAGTACTCATAACAAAATCATCATAGTCAAATCCATCATTCTTATGATGATGAGTATCTGTCATATAAGGATTAACTGAATAATCTTTACCACACAACATATAATATACAACCATATAACAGTCCATGAATCCTAAAGGACTGTAATGAATTTGAAACCAGTCATGATTTTTCTTAAACCATTCTGTTACTTTATCATAATTTTCAATAAATGTTGATACTTTAAATATTGAACCTCCACCACAACCATACTGATTCGTTAACGGTTTCTTTCCTGAGAAATCTGTAATACTACCAATAATATCATCTGGTATAATATTACCAATTTTAATATCATGTCCAGCCATTTCCCATGAAGGATCAACTGTGACTGGTTTTTTAATCCAAACATCGTCTTCCATCATCATTATATGTGAAGTTGGTGCTTGTTGGCAAGCAGCTCTGAATCTATCCAACCATTGTATTGTTTTATCAGCATCATAACTTGGATAACCTAGTTTAGAAACTGAACGAATATAATCACAATTATATTTTTCAGCAATATCAGATAAGTCATCGGCAGCATCAGATAATAACATATAGTAAGCATCTGGATGATGTTTACGAACTTGTGCTACCACTTTTTCGGTAGATAGTTTTTTACCTGCTGAGGCAAGATGACAAAATGAAATATTATTCATACTTCACCCAAAAGATAATACTATCAGACATACCAGAAGGTTCTCTGAGATCAACAACACCGGATACCATACCTTCTGGAACTAAATTTTTATAATCTTCCGTCCAATTCATATCGGCAATATCTTCAATAACAAATATACCACCCTTGTTTAATTTTGGAAGATATACTGAAAGTGATTGTAAGTGGCTCTCTTTGGTGTGCGGACCGTCATCAATGATAATATCAAAATTAGGAAGTGTATCCGCAAAGTCCTTGCGATATCCATCAGCGTATATGATCTTAACTCTAGGATAAGGTTCACAGTTCTGTTTTGCGTTAAAGTCATATGGATCTACACCATAAATGTCGGCATTAGGAAAGTAATGATGCCATAATGCCATACTACCACCACGATGAATACCTAATTCTAATAATCGTAAATTTTGATTCTGGTATGCGGCAAAAGTTTCATCGTAGAATCCACTACAATATTTGTGATTAAATTCTTTATCTGTACCAAACTCATAATGTGTATCATTACGCAGATTATTTTTAATTATAATATCAACTAAACTCATTACATTAACCTATCTTTCCATGTCTTAGGGGTTTTATCGGAAACAATCTCAAGTGGATAAGTGTAATCAAAAGGTTTAGGTCCTTTATTCTTGACATATGCCACAGTTTCAGCAATTGCTTTCCTTAGATCAGTTTTAGTTTCGTAGTTCAACAACTTTCTTGCCTTATCTGCTGTACAAGAGGCATGTTTAACTTCTCTTGGTCGGTCAGGCATATGAATTGGTGGCCATGTATTTGGTACGCCACATTCTTTTTGAACTAATGCTGCTAATTCTGCAACAGTAATAGTACCCTCATCTGGACCAATATTGATAATTTGTTTAACTACTTTTGGATCCAATGCCATCTTTTCTAAACAATTGATGCAATCACCAACGTAAGAGAAACAACGAGTTTGTTTACCATCACCATATACAATAGCAGGTTTGCCTTGTAAATTACGATTAATCATAATACTCATTACATTACGGAATGGGTCATCATATCTCTGACGAGGACCAACAATATTATGAGGCACAGCAATGTTCCATTCCATACCATGTGTATCACAGAGTGCTTTCAATACTTCTTCACCAGCAACTTTAGCAATACCATATGGATCTACAGGTTTTGGAGACATCTTTTCATTGAATGGTGCCTTTTGGTCGCCATAACGTGCCATCGATGTGCAATAGACGAATCGCTTAACTTTATTCTGAATTGCAGCAGAGATTGTAGCTACACTGGCTTCAAAAATGTTTCGTGTGATGAACGAAGGAGAGAATACAGATAGTCCTTCATGTGCTGTTGCTGCACAATGAATTACAACATCAACATCTTTCATTGCATATGCCATCAAATCAACATCACAACAATCAATCTGATAGAATTTTGCTTTCTTAGGAATATTATCACGGTAACCACCAATGAGTGTATCGTTACCAGATACTTCATGACCAAGTTCAATCATTCTATCAGCAAGATGGCTACCTAGAAATCCTGCTAGTCCAGTAATAAAGATTTTCATTATACTCTCTTAATCAAAGTCATTCCATTATTATTAGTTCTTCGTTCAACTAATTGCCATTGTGGATTTGCATCCAAGAATTCTTGAATCGCTAGCCAAATACCTCCTTCACCACCTTGGCCACGATCACCAAATAATGTTGTGTCATGGAATAATATATATTTACTCACTTTATCAGCATGTAAGGCCAATTCACCTTTAACTTGTTCATAAGAGTGATAACTGTCGACCAACATAATCTCAGTTGGTGCAATTTCTGTTTCTAATGTAGAACACACATGTAATGTAACATTTCTACCTGCAGCTCTAGCATCATTAAAGTACTGAGTGGTTACATCATAAGGAGAAATTTCATAACTGTGCATCTCAATGTCTTGTCTTAGAAATCCTCTAGTACTCTGTGCATAACCAACTCCAAGTTCGGTTGCATGACTACATTCTGAAGTTAGTTCTGAAATCCATGGTAAATGTTCGTGCATATCAGTATCTCTAGCACATGCATCTTGATATTCTTGTTCAAAGTCCATATTAAGTCCTATAAGTAAAAAATTGTGATTCATCTTCTTGTCCATATTTCTCTTGGACAAATTTCTTTAAAAATGGTACTCGGTCATATTGGTGTACGATTGCGTAAGGTTGGCTTCCGTATTTCACCAAACGATCTTCCCATACAGGTTCATTAGATAATAGATTAGGTCTGAATTGGCCAATCTTAGAAGGATCCATAATTGTTCCCAACTCAGCTGCCCAAGTATATGTTTTATACACAATATCTTTAAATGGTTGTGTGTTGATTAATACATTGAATACTGCTTGGTCAACAATAGGAATTGGTCGGTTGATTCCGTTGGTGAAGATATGAAACACCATATCTTTTACATATTCAGATTTACCACCAAAGGTTCCTACATTATAGATTTCGTTGTTTTTGAACTTATCATAGACATATGGACCATAAGCTTGAAATAGATTATTGTTACCCCAAGGTTCGTCTTTATATCTTAAACCTTCAGAAGCAATAATGAGTTTATGGTGAATAATATCTTCAAATGGGTCTGCTTGGAAATAAACATCT